ACCAACACGTCTATATCTACCAGTCACATCATAATATGGCTTATAAACCAGTAAAAGCGCTCCTTGGAAGAAGGGTTGCGCATTAACTTTAACTTCGATTTCTACATCTGCTTTAAAATATTGATAATTTTTCAATTTATCTACAATTATACAAGATTTCTCAAAGATAGCCTGAGGAAAATCAATTTGTTGCATATAATTTACAGTATCAGCGGTATAATTTATGGGCGGTAATTGGGTTTGGAGAATGGGATCACTAGATAACCAGGTAAATGTACCAAGGTTAACGGGTCTTTCAAGAATAGAACTAATTTCGTGTTTTGTTACGTCATTTAGTGCTAAGATAGTTGTACTTGAGGGCATCGTGATAGTTTCTGAAGACATTTGCACATCTGTCATCAGATTACCACGAGTACCATCAACTACGGTATTTTCGTCACGATCATAAGATGTCGTGCCGTTTCCGGAGGCTTGTGTATTTGAGGTGGCAGTCAAGTTATACAAGTAAGGTAGGCGACTATTCACTTACAGGAAGAAAACTGTATTCTAAAGGGATGCTTTATTAGCACAGTAACACTAAATATTAAAATTAACAGCACGGTTTCCAAAATTTATTTCTTATTAATATTTGGGTCTGGTATGTTAAAGTTACCAAATTGGAATATACAATTCGCGAGCATAATTATCTCGCTCTCCTGCATGTAATTCATACCACTCATAATAAGTGGGACGACGGAGATTTAAATTGACATTTGAACATTCTTTTTGGATTTTCTTACTCCAAATGTCATAAATTTCTGGGTCATGATAGGACAATTCCATAAGGGCGGCATCACAATTTTCGAGAGTTGCAGCTTTCTTCGCTTTTCCACGAATCCAGTTGGTCATCTCTAAAATATTAGCCAAGTCCATGGGAGCATCATACCGACCATATTCGCGCATTACAAATTTTCGCTTAAGGAACGCAATTTCAGTCAAAGATCGAAGGGGAACAACTACGCCTGATTTCAATTCATCTGTATATACCATGCCAAAAGTTGCAAGTATTCGTGTAATAGATACTTGATTAAACCATTTTATTATAGAAGAGGAAATACTAAGAACATTGTCATCACCATAATTAGCGTTCGCAACATGGGTGGTAAAATCACAAAAGGGTGACAATCCTTGCTCTTTCTTAAGAGACAAATAAGCCAAACGCATAATAACAGAATTAAAAATGGAATTTACAATTACTGTCAAAGGGTTTCCTGAAGGTTGAGAGTGAGTCTGACGAATAACTTCATCTTTTACCAAAACATCAGCATTACAAATATGTTCCCACAATGTAATTCTAATGGCCTGAGATTCAGCATCATCATCATACCATTCATTGATCTTTTCAGCAATCCTGCCTACAATTTGCAGACTAAGACTACCATCAAAATTAGAAAAATCTCCCGCTACGATGTTATCTCCTTTACTCTCCAAATGGGTGGCCAATTTGGTCCACTCAAGAGAATAAGGATTAATTCCTACGCATATTTCATTATCAATTCTACCTTTCATAACGTGAGCTACGAAGGAGAGATAATATTGTCTAAGAGCCAAAACCAAATGTTGAGGACAAGCTTCAAAAACGCGCGTCTTAATTTCATCAACCTTTGCAATAGGACGCTTTTCATCCTTCAATGTTGCAATTGAAATAGCATTGCCTCGAACATAGTTCGCTGCATCACTAATTAAATCGTCAACATCTTTTCGCAATTCGATGTTAGACACGTCATAATCTTCACCTGAACCAAGCCACTTAGTTTTACC